GCAATATAGTAAGTAGCACCACCATCGAAATCGTGATTACCTTTTAAAAGCTCTTGTTTAAAAACATTACAAACTGCTTGTGATATTGCCATAATTTTCTCCTATTAAGGGTTTTGAGAAGGTATAGGAATACGTAAACTTCCGTCCCTATATTCATCTCTTCGTTTTTTACCTAATTGTTCTTGAGCAAGTTCTTGAAGAGCTTCTTGAAAAGCTTGTTCATATACTTGTTGGTCTTGTGGTGCTTTTAAAAATTTAAAAGTCTCCACCATGCAGGCATATAATAAAGCACGTTCAGCATTTACGCTAACCCATGTAGTCGTATTACCAGTACCTAAGCCTGTTGGTTTTTTAGTAATACCAATCTCAAATTTATACACCGCATTTGGTGTAGGCGCAATAGCTATTGTGCCCATGTCCCAAGTCGCATAGTACCTAGGCTTAGCTGTCGACCCTACTTCTGGGGTAGGATAATATTCGTTTAAAAAATCTGCATCAACTCTTTCTAACTCAAACCTCTCTTTAGTCCCTGAATCTGTGTATATTGTAACATATCTAATTGTGGCAATATCGCTAATTGTTGGTGTGGTAGCAGAAGTTGTCTGTCCTGGTAAACTTACAAATCTGTTATTAGCTGCTGTATTACCGTTGATGTATTCTTTAAAATTATCTAGCTCGACATTTCTAAAAATTCTATCTTCTGCATGAGCTATAATGTCATTTATAATAGTTGTAGTCAGAACCTGAGCATCTGTTTCTGCATAGTCTTTAATTTGTGTTACTAGTTCTGCGTATGTGGTCATGGTAATAATGTAACAGGTCCTACTGATTTTCCTGTTCCTCCAAAGTTTCTTATACCACCACTTTCATAATATTTAAAGGCTTTACCTCCGGCATTTACAAATTGATTAACATAATCTGTTCTATCATCAATTAGTAGTTTGTTAGCACCACCATAAGAACCTTTATTAAAATCAGCTACATAATTAGTTGCTGCTGGGGCTCTACCTATACCTGAACCAATAGTTCCAAAATTAGTTGTTACCCAATTATTTTTTTGTGTAGTTATGCTAGAGCTTGTTGAGGTAGACAACACTTCCCATGTATTATTTTTAGAAATAATTAAATCAATTAATGCATCAGCTTCTGCTCTTTTAGCTAAAGTTTGAAAAAAAGTTGAAGGAGCAGCTGCAGCCGCTTGTAACTCGATTGCCGGAGTCATATTATACCAATCACCGTCTGAAGCTAACAAACCCTGTGATATAGCAAATGTTGCGATAGCTTGATAATATTCCGTTAATGTACCATCTAAATCTACATATACAGTCGTAGTACCTGGATTACAATTGTCAGTTAAAAACTGTTCTACTAAATCATTAGGGCTAAAAGTATAATTATTAGCGTCAACTTTTGTAACCAAGTGTCCTCTAGCATCATTTATATTATCAGCATCAACTCTAGCTACTTGTGGGTAATCTGGAAAGTGTGGGTCTGTTCCTCTAAATCTAACGCGGTCCCCAGTGCTATATCCGTGCGCCGGTTGGTTTACTGTAACTAAAATAGAATCGCGGGCTCCTGCTGCCATAGAATTTTCTGATAAAAGATGTGCTACAGGTGGTTCTGTTCTATCAGGTCTTGCATTTTGTAAACCCTCAGCGTCCCCTAAATGTGTTCTAGGCTCTAGTTGTGGGTGTTTTGCCTCGAATTCAGATATGTGTACAAAAGCACCGTTCCATTCTTTAAGCATTTCTTTATATGGAAATTCCATTCCACTTCTGTCTGAAATAGCTTTAGCATTTTTTCCTGTTGAGAATCTAGACATTATACATCACCTATAAATTTGGGTAATATGCCTGTGGTGCTATATACGTGCTAGTAGAAGACCCATCCTCTACTAAGGCTCTATTAAACTCATCTTCGTACAACATTTTTAAATTATTAGTCAGCTCAGGTTTTACTTTTTGAGAAAGGTAATAAGCTAAACCAGAAACCATACAAGGTACAAACCTATAAGGTACGTCTGCTGTGTTACTATATCCACCTACGTCTTGAATACGTTTAACATAATACATTGTAACGTGTTGGGCAGCCGCGTCAGAATCTGGTGTAGGGTAAAGAGTAATCGTAACATTGTCACTAAATCTTTGAACGTAGTACTGAGAAGGCTGAGACTTTGTAAGTTTATTTGATAAACTTTGAAATGTACTTCTATCTATTTTACTAAGAGACGAATCTGATTGATTTGTAGTTGCTCTATTTCTTCTAAACGCAGCTTCTAAAACATCATCTATTCCGTAAATACCATTAGGTATTGATGTTGCACTTGTGCCGTCAGCAGAGTCTCTAAAAAACTTATACTCTCCTTGTCCTTCAACAAGATCAATATCTAGATTACCTATTTCCCAATAATGCAATCCTCTATTGGCCCACTCTTGGAACATTATATTTAAAGAACGTCTTGCTGATTTTAATTGATAACCACTAACGCTGTCGAGGCCTACGCGATTGTAAGCCTCTTCAATAATATCATCAATTAAAAAACCACTCTCAAAATTAGTAGTACCTGATGTTGCCATCTAACCTCCTAGTTAAATGTTACAGTAACGCCTGGAGTAGCTGTTAAATCTAAAAAACAACCTGTCTTAAATCTTATACCACTTCCAGGAATAAAAACACTTAGTCCTTCCGTGCCAAATTTAAAAGTGTGAGCTGTTCCTGCTGCAGAAGTATTGTCATACAATACAACAGCTGCATTTGCTACGCCTTCTGCTTGAATAGATGTAACTCTACAAGGGCCAGTAACTAACTGTCCATCAGCCGTTGCGTGAGCTGTCCTTTGATCTGATGTAAATGATCCGCCACCTGACATAATATAATCTCCTTAAAATATGTGGGGCCGAAGCCCCACATTAATTATTTATTAACCTAAGTTGTTATTCTGTGCGTACAGAATTGTAACTCTAGTTGATCCGGCATTCGTAGCCGCTGAAGCAGTTATAGTTAACTTAATATCAGCAGAACCTGTATCAGACCAAGCTAATGCACCACCAGCTTCTGTTGTTGGTCTTTTTCTACCAACAGCTGTACCTAGTGCAAAAGTGTTAAGTATTGATGTAGCTCCACCTACAGTGTCACCAATACTTAAATTGGTTGCACCTGATGCAGCAACAACAGAATCTATAATACAGTCTATAATTTGTGAATTTGCTGGAATAACCATGTTAGTTGCTCCTGCAGCAATTGCACCACCTGATAAATCAATCAAGTGTGTTTGAGACATTACTACTTGTCCTGTGTTTTTTACGTCTTTACCGAGAGTAGACCCGGTAGTTTCTTTAATTGTTCCAGCCTTAATCGGTCCGGAAAAAGTTGTTGAAGCCATGATTTAATCCTCCTAGTTGTGTTTAATGTAGTCTCTAGGCCGTCGCCTGCGCGCGTCTACATTAGTTTTTTATCGCAGATTAGCGAGTATACGCTTTTTAAATACTTTATGCAAATAAAAAGGGGCGCCGAAGCGCCCCTTAAAATGGTTTATAACCTTACTGATTATACACCTGGAGATCCGAAGATACCTCTAGGATCAGAGAAGCCGAAGCTGTATCTTTCCCTAGCTTTATATCTAACGTTACCAGTTTCAAAATCACCTTCCATGGCAGTTTTGATTGGTGCACGAACCATGTGTTTCATTCCGTTAGGAACGTCTGTCTTAATGAAGAAAGACTCTGAATCAGCTAGGAAGTTATTTACCACAAATCCTTGTGGAATCATTCCCATTGATTTCATAGCATTCAAATCATTATCAGCAGTACCAACTCTGTTGGCAGATTTCATGATTCTTTCAGCTGCAAATTGCTGAGCTGGGTGAATGATTAGTTTCATTCCCTTAGCAGCAATTTTTAGTCCACGCTCGTCTGTCATTTTAGCAATGTCAATTAAAGACTGCTCTAATGAAGTTTCAGATAAGTCAGCAGCTGTTGCTAACTCATTTGCAAACGTTCCAGCGATTGTTGGGTGGTTAGTTGCACAAAGTGCAACACCGTCACCACCTGTAGAAGTAGTGAAAGCTCCATCTAAAATCGCAGCAGCTTTAAGTTGCTTAGTTTGAGCCATAGATCTAGCTAGTGCTTTCGTATAACGAGTTGAAATCTTATCATACAAGTTATCTTCAACAGCTTCCTCAGTGATAGAGAAAGCGAGAGCAATTGTCTCATGTTGGTATCTTGCAGTATAAGTTTCCTGCGCGCTATCGTAAACCACTGCTGCGCCTTCTGACTTAACGGCAGCTTTGTCGAAACCTGATAACATTACTTCTTCTTCGAATGCTCGATCAGAATTTTCTGTATCATAAATTTCAGCGTGTTGGTTTTCGTAGTTTTTGTACTCAAGTCCAAATAATGCATTTAGACCTGGCTCTAGCTCTTTAGCTAGTTGTTGTCTTGATATAGCCATGTGTTACCTCCTGCTATTATTTATACTTATGTTCGTTAATCAAAACATTGTAAACAATATTAGCTGAACCAACCTCGTTTCGACCTTCTTTTTTAGAGAAGCCTACGATTTTAAGGTTAAGTCCAGTTCCAATATCACTTGAATCTAGTTCTGATTTACTTACACCAGTTACTGTTGAACCAGCAACCACAGCTAAGTCAGCGTGATTTGATATGTCAGTTTGGGCTGAAGCGCCGTCACCTTGTACTTCGAACATTTGATATGGATCGTCGTACACAAAAACTTCTGCTAGTTGAGAAGCTGGTCTTGTGTTTTTAAAAGTTGGTTTACCATCTGAATCATCGAACGAAGATCCCCAAAAAACACCTATAGCATTAGTAGCGTCTGTGCCACCACCGTTTGCTGCAAAAAGCTGTACATCACCTTCAGCTTCGTCGATTTTTACGACATCGCCTTGTGAGATGATAGTAGCATAGTTTGCAAATGCTGTATAAGAGTTCATTGCCGGATCAGTTCCGCCGCCGATTTTTCCAATTGGAGATAAACCAAAAGGGGCATCTAAATTTGCCATATTGTTATCCTCCTTAAAGGGTTAAAGTTAAATCGATGGTTGAGAAAAGATTAGTCTTTTTTCGAGCCACCAAAAGTTACACGAGTCTGCCTCTCTTGATTGATTGGCATACTTGGGTGCTGTTCCTTCAAGACATCGTTTTCAATTGCATCATTTCGATCTTGAGTAATCTTTTTAAAATACTCTTCACGTGATTGCGCGAGCTCTTCAGATATCCTTGCCAGCACAAGGCCACCAACCCCGATCATACCTGCGTATTTGCCACTATCGATAGAAGGATAATTATCATTTGGATATTCGTCAGCTCTAACTAACTCCCATCCTGATCTAAGCTTACCTGACATGTTAGTGGTATCGTCGTACCCCATGCTTTCAGCTCTTATCCACCTATGTCTGTAACCGTCTGGCGCAGGTGGTGCGTCCAGTGATGATGGAGGAGTCCAAATCTTCGGCTTTTCAGTTTTTGCTCTAGATTGACTCACGCGAGTGGTTTTCATTTTATCTTTTTCCATATGCTTATACCTCCTTCGCGGCTAATTGTTTCGCATACTCTTCAAGTGGCACACCTAATCTTTTAGAAATTGCTACCTGTGAAGGTGTGAGTTTCACAGTTTTTCTGCGTCCTTTTGTGGCCGGACGTTTGGCACTTGCTACGTTCTGCGTCGGCGCAGTTGTCGTAGTTGACTCCACATTATCAAATTTATGTGGGAATTCAAGTCTTATTCGCTTGTCAACCTCAGAATAATAATCATCTGATTGTGGGTCAAATCCTTCGTCTTCAACTAGTTTTTTATGTATGTCAAATGCAGTGTAAGTCATTGCATTATCTGTACCAAACCATGGGTTTTTCTGTGCCCATGCATCTGCTCTAGGATCTATTTGAGCAGGTTGTTGCTGTTGTTGAAATTGTTGTTGTTGTTGAACTTGTTGCTGTTGTGCAACTTCTGCAGGGAGGTTTTCTTGCATTTCCTTAATCCTTGCTAGTCTAGTTGCATCCATTGACAGTTGTGCAAGCTCAGTTTGAGCAGCGACTTGCGCCTCTACATCACCTGCATTAATAGCATTTGCTAATTTACTCTTTACAGCGTCAATGTTAGTTGTAACTCTTTTTTCAAATTCATGATTATAAGAGCTGTCTAAAGTTTTATATTTGTTTCTTAACTTTTCAGCTTCTTGTTTTTGACTTTGTGCATAAGTAATAGCTTCTTCCTTTTGTCTTTCAGCTTCCCTCATCTTACGAGTTAGCTTAGCTATTCTTTTTTGTACTCCATCTGAATACTCACCAAGTTCGTCTTTTGGTTTTTCTTCAACAGGTGCTGTTTGTACAGCTTCTTCTTTTACTTCTTCAACAACTATTTCTTCAGCTGGTGTTTCTTCAACAGGTGCAGCATCTAGTTCTACTTCTGTTTCTTGTTCATCGGTTTCACCGACATCTATTTTATCTTCTAGCATAGTTAATTCCTCCTATGAATTACATTGCGTGAATAAGATCTTCGGGATCTTCTATTGTCCCTAGTATCTCATCATCGTTTAACATTCTTATCTCACCACCATCAATCTGCATACGTGATCCTGCATATCTTGCAAAAACCACCCATTGTTTTTCTTTGCACCATGGTCCTGTTGGATACTTTTCCTCGTCCTTGTAACAGAGATCACCCATCTTTAGTACGTATCCAACTTGTGTTGCTACACGTGCTTTGTCTAAAGATTCTTGTGCGATAATAATTCCGCCTTCAGTTTTTTCTTTAACTTGAAAGGGCATAACAAGTATACGCCATCCTGTAGGATGTGGTAACTTATCTAGATTTGTTTCTTGGGTTTCTTTTTTAGCTTCTTCAGCTTCTTCTTTATACTTATCTTCTAATGCGTGTGACTTTGTCATCATCTGGTTCTGGCTCCTTAGGGTTTAGCAGGTTAGAGAGTTCCTGTTTAATTTGATCCATAGCATGGATCTTTCCGCAAATATATGTATATTTTTCCATGTTGTCAACACCGCCACTCATTAATGTTTGAGCGCAGTCGTCAATCGTCTGATCTAGGTGTCTTTGTATCTTGTATATTACGTTTACCGGGTCTGTAGCTTCTGACATTTCTTTTATCCTTATCTCCTAATTTATCCCAAAACTCATCAAGAGCATTTGGTTTTTGTTTACAACATTCCCCCGATAGTAGCTTTTCTTCCGTGTGACAATCACACGTTTTCTCTTCTCCCATTTATCCCCCTAAGTTTTTTATTTGCCTTTGAATTTACTAAGTGTAGTAACTCCAAAACTTCCGCCCACTATTGTGAGTATAATGACCCAGAAATAGTCATTCACATCTTTTAAAATTTCCCACCCTGCAGCCATCCAAGGCTGAGTCCAAGGTGTGAAATGTGCCAAAATAATGAGGCTCCAGAAAACGACCAAATACTCGTCCTTCCATGAG